ATTGTTTCTATTCTTAAAGGCTTTATATTGGCCTCAATTATAGTATAACTATAATTATAACAGTATACGTCAGTATTATGTCTAACGACTACGCATGCCTGCATAATCATGTAAGATTTGATGATTTACAATACACGCGTTGTTATGGGCGTAGCTTACAAAGGCTATTATAGCTGAGGCAATCCCCAAATTAGTAGATGTTTGTAATGATTTGATGACACCATCTTTACCGAGATTCATTAATTGGTAGGAGGCAAGAACAAAACAGGTTGTGACTTCCACGAAAGGATGAACCTATTTAACATAATGTTTGTGATGTAGGTTGCATGTAGGTAGCGTAATACAAGTCATGTATTCGTGTCAGTTACCTCCCCCTGTTAAAGACCTGATCCGTGATCAGGTTTCCACTTTGTGGGCCGTAAGCTATATTGGCGTGTAGCTGAGGTGACTTGCTTAGTCCCCACGTATGAATTCTCAGAGAGAGTGAGCATATTCTAAAACATAAAAATTCAAAAATATTTCGGTTTTTAAATCACAATGAATTCTATCTATTCAATCAGGAATAGGAGTGAACGCCAGTTTTCTATCAGCTCTAGAGTTGCTAAGTTGGTATCCGATGCTCAGAAAAGTTCCATGGCTAACGGAAACGTTAAGCTTAAGAAGAAATTTGACATGCTTACTAAGAAAGAGAAGAGACTTTGGAGAGAAGAAATTCAGAGAAAAGTGGCGGCGCTTAAAACGCGTCTTAGTCACAGTGTCCATTGCAATTCCAAGTTGCGAGGGAAGACTAAGCACCGTTGGCAAAAGCTTAACAAGGACGAGCAAGCCTTGTGGGAGCAGATCCACGATGCAGATTCAGATGTGCCATTTTCCCAGGTTTCGTATCAGACGGGTTTGATTGGAAAGGCTACAATGGCGGCAGGTGCTACATTAGCAGCTGCTGCTGTTGTTAAGACAGCTCAGACTGTGGCTAATGCTGCAGGAAATGCTTCAGATTTGCTACAACAATCCCAAGGACTGGTTGGGAAGATTGACGATTTATTGTCATCTTTTACATCCAGTGTTGCGACTTTCGTTGACAAGCTGAGGGAATATGGGCAGATGATATGGAAGCCATGCTTAATTGCATTGGCTGTTTGGATTCTTACGCGTTATGCGAACGCACCCATTCTTGCATCTGTTGTGATATCAGCAGTTGTGATTTATTTACCCGAAATCAAGGATTTGCTGGAGAGGTATTTGCCAAGTGCCTTCAAACTTCAGGACGGGCTTTCAACAGCATCAGACATGGTGACCATGATGATGACATGTTGGGTACCTGGCAGTTCTGTGAAGAATATGTCAGGTGAGTTTATGAAAAGAGTGTCCAATTTTCCCCGTGCTTCAGAGGGAATGGAATCTTTTATCAAAAAGATTCTAGGTGTGGTTGAGCAATTGCTCAATTTCGTGACAAAGCGAGGGAAAGATAATCGCATCACACTGACGGGTAAGTTGGATGCGTATCAGAAGTGGAGACTTGAGGTCATTGAGTGGCTTACGTACATGGCCAAAAACCCAACTATGCCCATTGACAAAATCCGAGAAATCAAAAAGCTACAGATAACTGGCTTTGGGTTTCATCAAGTTCTTACAACACATGAGTCCAAGCGAGATCTCAACTATTGGCATGAGAAATTGAGTCTCGCATTGGCCCCACACGAGGGGGCCATAAATTCAGACAACAATATGCGTGCGATGCCAGCATGCTTGATGATTGGTGGTGAATCAGGTACGGGTAAGACAACCCTACTTAGATACATTGCCAGTTGTATACTCATGCTTTCAAAGGAGTGTACTGTCAAGAATGCCCTTGAGAACATGTGGCAAAAAGGTACTACAGAGTACTGGAACGGATACATAGGGCAGAAATGCCTTGTGTTTGATGACTGCTTCCAGGTTAAACCGAAAGCAGGAGACATGGATTCCGAAGCTATGCAGTTTATCAGAGGTATAGGCAATTGGTCGATGCCCCTGAATTTTGCAGATTTGATCAGCAAAGGCAAGATGTACCTTGAATCGTGTCTTGTGATGGGTACAACCAATTGCAAGAATGTACATGCTGAGTGGGCTCCATTTATCACAGAGCCAAAAGCGCTTGTGAGGCGCTTTCAGACAGCAGTGTGGGTTCGTGTGAACCCTGAATTTGCGACTGAGGATGGGCGTTTCGACTTTGACAAGGTAAACAACATGTTTGCCGAAGCGATTGAAGAGATTTCAAATGAGGCAGAACGCAGGAAACGTGAGGATGAGCCCAAGATGACAGTTTCAGAGATACTGGATAAGTTACCATGGAACGTGTGGCAGCTTTATAACCACACGTTTGATCGTGAGAACATATCAGACACTACTTACCCTGGTGGTCTGCGAGCTGTGATTGAAAATACAGCAGATACCATCATACAGAGAAAGGCCATCAATCAGAAGGAGATCAAGGATATCACAAGGTTGCTTGAAGTCTTGGATGACAGCATGGATGTGGAGATCCAGACAGGACTCGACACACAAGAAGTGCAACAAGCACGCAATGCTATGCATATGTCAGGTGGCCAGGTGCCATCCTTTGAGATCCAAGAAGATGCTACATCTGAATTTCCTGGGCCTATGATAGGGCCTGGGTTTGAGGATGAGCAAGAGGAACAGCGGTTTTATGCACAACTTGCCGAAGAGCAGGGTGTGACCGCTTTGGAGAACGGGCTTCTTGCAGAATCGTCGCGTAGGATGTATGCGCGCGATTATTGGCACGCTGTTCGGCAAGCAGAAAGGAATCTTGAGAACGGGTGGCAACGCCTGCGCAGATGTGTTGGCGATTGGGTCAACTTCGTTCTTGAGAAACTCTCTATCCAGAGTGTGACGCAGGGTTTCCTGAAACCAGTATCTGAGCCGATTGTGCTTGGCTTGGTGATAGCAGCAGCTTTCGCAATTGTGTATGGCCTTATTGGTGCACTATGTAAAGTGTTTTCCTTTATTGCCTCTATGTTCGGGGTAAAACCCGAGAAGAAGAATGAGACAGAGAAGGATAAGAAGCAACCTGAGATGAAGATTGCAACGTTTAACACCGTTGAGGTGCAAGCAGGTTCAAGCACCGAGGATGTGTATGATAAGATATACACGAACACACTCAAGTGTCGTACAGATGACGCAGACGTGGGCCAATTTATTGGCTTAGGATCGGATGTCTTTCTTTTCCCAAAGCATTATTTAATAATGCTTAGGGAATTGAATGAATACATAGTTCTCACGTTCGTGTCAGCCAAAGATAACAGAGAGATGAAGATGACGATTGGTGACTTCTTGAGACTCAAGATGATTGAGATGGATGGCTTTGACATAGCCGGTGTGTCGTTTGGTAGGTGCTTTGCTAAAAGCAATAAGACCATAATCAAACATTTCCTTACTCAGCATGAGATCAAGAATCAGTTACGGGGTGGAAACACACCTGTGCGTCTTGATGTTGCTGTGTTCAAGAAGGACAAGACATTGAAGCAGAAGATATTGCATTCCCCCACTTGTTTCTACCACGGTAAGGCAAGTGATGACAAGACTAAGACAGACCTTGATGGTTTGGCCTGGTACATCGCCAATACGGTTTCAGGAGATTGTGGAGCACCGCTTATGCTTGCGGACATGAGGAATTATGACTCACGAGTTATACTCGGGTTTCATTCAGCAGGAAGAAAAGCGATGTTTGGAAATCAAGGGTTTAGTACCCTTGTATCACAAGAGGTTGCGCGTGAGCTTTACAACAACTTACGCACTTATGGAGACCTTGTTGAGTTTGAGGGCCAAGATATCATGAAGATGCCACAAGGCACCAAAAGAGTCGAGTTACAAACTGAACTCAGAGAGAAGGGACTGGTGAAAGGTTCATTTGAGCTCTTAGGAGAGCTCATAGAACCTGTGAATGCACCAGCCCAGACTAAGTTGAAGCAGTCAGACATGCACAGAGACCAATTATTTGGTCCTTGCCCCGTTGCGCCTGCAGTATTGAGAGCGACAGAGGTAGATGGCAAGCTGGTTGAGCCTATGGTTCAGGGCCTCAAGGCTTATCAGACGCCACTAATTTACAGGGACCCACGGAGTTTGAGACCCGTTGTAGACCTTGCAATGCAGAGGCATTGGGAAGTGACAGAGCATTACCCAAGGTGTATATTGACTTTTGAGGAAGCTATAAAGGCACCTGTGGGATGGAAGCTGAAACCTATCAACAGGAAGACAAGCGCTGGATATTGGTGGACTGGGTATGTTACACCCAAGACGCCAGGTAAGACAGCATTTTTCGGACATGAAGGTGAGTATGAGTTTGACTATGAGAACAGACCTGCTTTGGAGCACTTGAGAGAGACCGTGTATGACATGGTTGAGGATGCCAAGAGAGGAAGACGTTGGCTTCACCTGTGCACAGATTTTCTCAAAGATGAGTTGAGACCTTTGCACAAGGTGGAATCAGTATCTACCAGAGTGATATCAGGTACAGGCGTGGATTATACCATAGCTGTGAGACAGTACTTTGGTGCTTTCATGGCAGCTATGTTTGCGACACATGTGGACAATGGTATGGCACCTGGTGTAAATCAGTACACTGGGTGGTTCAAACTCGCTCATCAGCTGAAGATGGTCGGAGATGATACCTTTGACGGGGATTTTTCCCGTTTTGATGCAAGCGAGCAACCATGGGTCCATGAGGCTATACTTGATTACATCAACAGATGGTACAAGTTTAGCAACCCAAAGTGGAGCCAAGAAGATGAGAATGTGAGAAATACTCTGTGGTTGGATCTTGTGCATTCAAGACACATCACAGGGACAGGGCAATCGTTGAAATACGTTGTACAGTGGAACAAATCACTACCGAGTGGTCATCCTTTGACCACGGCGGTGAATTCCATGTATTCTCTCATAACACTCACTGGGTGTTATATGAGAGCTACAGGGGATACCACTGATATGTGGAAGCATGTGTTCATCAACACATTTGGTGATGACAATATCACCGCAGTTGACGAGGAAATGAGAGACAAGTTCAATCAAGTCACGGTCGCATCTCTTATGGAAGAGATGTTTGATCTTACATACACACCGGGCAACAAGTCAGGTGTGTTGGTGCCTTACACTGTGTTGGAGAACTGCACGTTCTTAAAGAGAGCGTTTAGGATTGACGATGCCATCGCAAATCGTCTCCTGGGAACGGGAAATAATTTGGGATGGGTAGGACCACTAGCGGAGGAAAGTTTCCTTTATGCTGGGTACTGGTATAAGAATGCCAGGAACCCGATGAAGGATATGACAACCCGTATAGAGTTCGCATTGTGTGAGCTGTGCTTGCACACAGAGGATAGATGGAATGAGATTTTCCCTAAAATTCAGCAGTGGTGCAACTTGAATGGGGTACCAATGAAGCTGACTAGTAGGGAATCAACGCGTGCATTCGTCGCAGAACGAGTGGACGTATGGTTTTGAGGCACAGTACATAATTCACAGCTGCGGTTGTGCCCAGAACGTCAACTACTCAGACGTAAAGAGAGAGGG